CTACAGAACTTGATACCTGCACTCTGAATACCGCCATTGGATCATCATTGACATATGCAATAATAGGCGTGCCGGCTTTTATCGCTCTACCACCCGGCCAGTAATCAGATTCAACAAGTATACCGGTATTTGCATCAGTATAAGCGCAGCTTATGAACACCCCAAGGAAAGCGTCTGCGTCTGCTGTTGCAACAGCTTGTACCTGTGTTCCGTTTGTTGGAACTGATAACTTTTGTGGTGCTATTGTTCCTGCCATGACGGCAAGACCAGGGTTACTTACAAATTTAATGGGATCACCTTGAAAAATACTGTTTGGCTGCGTTGTTAAGCCGTCAGCGGATGCGTAAATAAAGTATTGACCTAGTTTTTGTGTTCCGCCGTTTCCTATTTGAGACTGAACTACTTCCAAACCATAAGGTCTATTAATGCCGTTAGACATAATTTCCTCATATATTGTTAATTATTAAAAAACGTAAATATTTTAAATTTAAAAAAAGATAAGCTAATTCAAGCTCAGGAGACCTTTTAACGTCTAGTTATGACGATAAACTTTGTTATAGATAAGTTTCAAAACTAGCCTTTTTGTGTCTTGCGATGACAGAGGTAACTTTTAAGAAAAGATTTAGCTACAAACTACGCCTTTTAACGTCTAGCAATGACGGAAACTTTTTAAGCCCGGTTATGACTTTTTTTACCTAATTGTATTATAGCAAAAAGATTATTCCTTTTGCAAATCGTACTACTAATTTAGGGTTGTTTAGATATCTTCAATCCCTTGAGCTAAAATAAACTCCAACTTTGTCTTTTTTAATTCTAGTTGTTCTTGTTGGATTTGATTAAATATTTTTACCCATTTTTGATAATTAATTTTAAATATAGCTTTCTTTCCTTTTCTTAGATCATTTTTTACTTTTTCATTACCTAAAGCTATTCTAGTTATTCGTATTAAATACAAATCATCGTCATCGGCTAACATCTTTTTTAGACTACTGGTTGCATATCCTGTAATACAATCGTCAAAAAAATCATTTGGGAAATCAAACACAATAGTAAGACTATATAACCCATCTTCATCCAAAGATATTTCAACAGAATATTTATTTTCTGATAGCGCGCATATTTCTTCTATTTGATATTCATACATAACATATTCTCTCGATTAAATTCTTTAAAAATTAACTACCAAATACCACAACAGATACGCCATCAAGTACAGGAAGTAAATTACCGAGCGTATCGGTTGCAAAAATGATGACCTCCGTCGCTGATCTAGACCTAAAGAACACCTGAAACGGCGCTATGACTTCCGTTCCTCTGCTAAGTGTCGTTAATACTGCGTAGTTACCATCAGGAAAAGGAGTAGCAAACTTTACAACATAAGACCCATTTGCTCCGCTAACCGATGCTATATTAAAGCTGCTCTCTATCTGAATATTACTGGTGGGCGCATTATTATCGTAAAAGAAACAATAAGCCTTAGCAGTAGCAGGATTTATAATCTTCCCCGGTATTGTCATATTACCGATATTATCAATTTGAGTACTATTTAAATTGATTACTCCATCATCTACAGTAGCTAAGTTAATGTCCTGATCACCGCTTGCTGTGGTAATAGTATTTACAGATATTAAGAGATTACCTACATTGATACTGGATAACCCAGCTAAAGAATCGGCTAAATTAATAATTACATCATTTGTTTCCCCATCACCGCTTTGTACATTTATATTAGTGCCACCTCCTATCTTTCGAGTTACAAAACTTAATGGAGTATTACCGGTTATTACTAAAAATCCATTCTGTACCTGAGTAGCCAGGTTATTTAAATTATTCAACGAATCGGCAATTTTAAAAATAATGTTACCGGTCGGAGGAGTAATAGTTGAGTTTGTAATCTGTAAGCTGTTATTCTGACTTTCTGTAGAAAAACTTACTATACCGCTACTACCGCCTCCAAAAGGTATTACTTGCCATATTCCCGTGCTGGTTAGATTCTCAGTTAGATATATCTGTATTACTTCCCCGGGAATAATTACGTTAGTTAGCGGCGTTCCATCATTATATAAGAGGGTAAAGTCTTTTTGACCGACATTATTAAACAACAAGCTAGTACCGGTTTCTACAGTATTGGCCGGGGGAAGAGTAATTGTATATGCATCATTTTCAGAAATCACATTATTAATGTCACTAGCAATCTCCCCTTCAGTGCGGGGATAAGGCCAAGATAGTTTAATATCGCTATTTAGTATGATTTTAGAATAAGACATAATATCCTACATTGCCCTGTCTGAAAACGGCATGACCGGATTGTAGATATCGGTCTGTACTTTTTGCAAAGTATCTCGCATTACTCTTACGGCTTTTTGTTCATAATATTGCTGCTCTTTTAGCCCGTAGCGTTCATCACGTGCTAAAACAATAGTATCACCGGTAGTAATACAATCATTTTCCGATCTTAAGTCTCCTCTATAAGTACGTTTGTTTTTAAGCCTATCAGGAGATACGATATACCACTTCTTTGCCAGTAACCTGTTAATGCGCTCAGGGCTATTAAAGGCAAAGTAATATTCCTCGCCTGGCTCCTTTATCTCATCAATTAAAGCTTTAAAAGGACAGGTTGAATCAGTGAACATCAAATCAAAATCACTTCCTTCAAGTTCATGCTCCCTGATATCTCTATCAATAGATAGAAATTCATTATTTTTGTCTTGTTTATATTTAATTGCCATTTTTTGACCTCATTTCTTTGTTACGTTGATCTAGAAGCTCCTTGTACCTCTCGTAAGACATACCAAAAGCAAGAGCTGCCTTTTTCTCTCTATCGCTTAATTCCCTTGTTTTTGGATCAGGTATTGATTCTCGTGGAGCGCGGCTTCGAACTGCTCCAAAATGTTTGGCAGGAGGACTAGCCGTATCCTGTGCTTTTAAATTATCGATATACTCATCTATCATGCCGTAATAACTACCAGAGCCTATTAGATGTTCCTTTCCTCCGGTCTGGTATTTACGATCCAGTTTGGTAATAAAGGATAATACTGACGCCGTTAGCTTCTCATCATACTCGGGGGCGTTTCTATCTACTTCAGGATTACTCTCAAGCCAGCTATATAACCTATCTTCATATTCCCTAGCTCGAACCTGATTTAGATTCTCTTGTGAGTATTCTTCTTTAGGAAAAGTGGCTATTCTAGATGCCTCATTTAAGGCATGGGTCGCCTTTGAAATATCCGCAGTAGCTCTGCTAACTCCAGCAGCATCCCCGTTTTCCAGTGCTAATTGAAGCCGTGCCTGAGCCATTTCAAGGCTACTTGCTACATTGTTCTTATAATGGGTAGAACCGGTATTAATAGCTTGGCTGAGCATTTGTTCCATTTGCAGTTTTTCTTGCTGTAACTGCTCTAATTGCTCAGCAAGTTTTACCTTTTCTTCACGTTCTTTTTTTAATTTAGACCAGTATTTTTCCTTCTCTTTGTCAGGCGTAGAGGTTTTAGCAGATTTTTCCTCCAGCTTTGGGGTATCCTCGGGAATATCGCTTTTATCATCCTCGCCTTCTAAGCCCTGTGCCCCTTGCTCCAAGTCTTTGCTAGCGTCTTGCGCTTCCTTATCTTCATCTTTCTCACCCTTATTTTCGGCTACTTCTTTTAAAGGTGGAATAGCAGCATTTAAGTCGCTTGTATTTTCAATATCTATTTTAAACATATTCTTACCTTGATACTTTTGATGGATTATCGACTAGCAGTTTGATTTTAAAATCCTCTACCATAATTATCGGCTCACCTTCATATTTTGACTGCAATGATGAACCACGGGGGAATATAACCCAGTCTCCAGCTTTGACGTAAGGGCCGCTTGGAAACTGATCACCTTTATAACTATCGGGACCAAGCTTTAATACCATCCCGACCATTGAGTTATATTCTAGGTCGTCTTTTACAGCAGTTTGCGGAATGATAACTCCTCCTCTTGTAACCTCCTCTAGCGGAGGTTTGTAAATAAGAATTAATACATTGATTCCGGTAACTGATACTTCCCGAAATCTTTCAATCATCGCTTCCTTATTAAAAAGGCTTAAGTCAATGCCTTTGGTTTTAAAATCTTCCGGTTTGTAATTAATGTGAGTTTCTGCCTCAAAGATTCTATCTTTACTTAAAGTAAAAGGGGTACTATCATACATATGATTTGCCTATTAATTAAAGGTTAAGTTGGTGAATTAATGAGGATATTTAGATTTCGAAGCCTTAAATATCCTCGGTTACAAAATATAGAAACGTCAATTAATCATTGTTATTTACCTCTATTATGTGCCTGTTAAAGAGTTCAAGGGAGCTCTCAAATCCTTCAATTAATCCCACGTGATATTTGTAATCCTCTAGCGTAGAAATTGATTTTGGATGACTTAAAATACGCCTGTATCTATCAATCTCAGCTTCAATACTTCCTATAAAGCCGGAGGTAAAAGAACCTCGGCTATAAATGTTATTTCGGTTCATTTACCGCTCTTCCCCATATTTCTAGGTTTTACTACCTTACCGCTCTTGGTAGCTACATCTTTTCTAATTTTAGCTACTCCCCCAGCTGCATACTTATTACAGCTTGTTTCTTTTTCTTTAGCTCTTTCTTGCATCATGCGTAGTGCTATTTCTCTGGTTTGTTTATCCATAAATGATCTCCTCTTTTTCTGGTGTAGATGATAGTTCTGATCTTAGAGCTTCTACTTGTGCCTTTAACTCAGCTTCCTTTGCTTTGTATTCCAGCTTTAGTAATTCAAGCTCGTTCTTACTATTGATTTCCTGTTCCTTGGTTAACGTATCTATTACTTTTTCTTTCTCGTTTAACTGGAGTTTTAAAAGTTCAATTTGATATTTCTGCTCGGCAAGTTGTTGTTGTTCAGCCGCTTTTAACTCGGCCAAATACTTCTCTTGTTCCAGTTTTTCCTTATCGAGCTCGATACTCATTTGAGTTTTGTAGCCATCAGCTTCAATATTTAAGTGAGCTAGCCGTTCTTTTGACTCTACTTCAAGTTTTCGCTGCTCAATGTCAGCAATCTGTACCTGTAGAGCCGGGTCTATGGGTTGCTCCTGCTGCTCTTGTGGTGCTGCTTCAGGTAAAAGTATCTTATCAATGTCCTTAATCCCGAGTGCCTGATATACTTTTAAATATACTTCTCGCATATTATGTAGCTCCGGATTGCTGCTAGCTAACTTTAAAATACTCTCTGCCTTGATTATTCTCTGTGTAGAAGATTCAACAGACGGATCAGATACGGGTATGACCTTTAAACTCTCTTTATCTAGAGGTAGTGATGGCAAATTGAACATTTTATAAAAGAGCTGTAGCTCGGCGCTAAAGCTACTATGGACTGTTCTCATTATTGCCGATTGCATCCGATTGGATACTTCAAGCAAGGCAATCGTAGTACCGACAGGCGTATTCTGATTATTTTCAGTGAGTCCCGTCTCTGTTGCAGACGCTAGCTCCTGTGTCTGGGCAGTTATCCGGTTAATATATTCAAGTAAAGCTGGCGATGGTCCATTATAAGGAAGTGGCATGATTGAATCACGCAAGGACAAATTCCCTGTTTCAACAGTTACGAATTGACCAGGTAATATATTCAAATCATTATTAGTAGTTTTTATTCCCTTAGCCTTCATCCCTCCCGGGAAATTCTGGAAAATAGCTGCGTCAATCGCCATTTGCTGCATGGAAGTTAAGCTCTTTGAATTAGAGCCGAGTATTTGAGCAAGGCCCAGTCCAAAAACATCAAACCCGGGGAATAAATTATAATGAATAAAGCAGTTAATCCTTGTTTTACTAGGATCATTTTCATCCCAGTTTGGCGTAAGTGATACGATCTGATTACTGCTGCCGCATCTGGTAATAACATAAGGTAATGGTATACTATAGTCCTCAGATGCATTGTTATTGTCAAAAAAATCATTCAAAACCAGATATTCGTGCGTCTCATAAAAAGGAAAACGGGAATTTGTTGGGTCTACCTGTTTTGCTTTAGAGTCGTCTGTTGATTCTTCCCCGTCGCTGCTACCTACGCTATCTAGGTAATCAAGATCAACTTTTGAAAATATCCCGCTCTGCATGTTAAAAAGGATTTCTCTTTTTGAGAGATACCTAATATGAGTTAGACGATTTGATTCGGTAATACTTGAGCAGTTATTATCAAATAAAAAATCCTCAGGCATAATAAACCTACTTAAGGGCTTACCAGTAATAGGGTCATAGTAGATTTTACGAAATACACACCCATATAAAATTAAGTACAATAAAAACCGATCGTAGTCTGGATAAAAACCCTTATCTTCTACTGTTAAGTACTCATTTAAAGCATCCCTAACCATCTCGCCTTTTAATTCGTAATCTTCGCTAACACTAACATCAGTCCTAAATCCTACAGGACCAGTTGAGGGAAGTAACTCGGAGCGAAGAGTTGCCCAGAGCCTTAGCACGCTACTAGAGAAAGTAGTATCGTAAGTCTTAACCTGGGCAGCGTTTCCAATGGAAGAATTGGATTTGGATTTGACATTATTGGGGTCTTGTATTTCCTCAATTTTAAAGCCAAGTAGAGTTTTCGCTTTTTCAATTATATCAAGCCATGGTGCGCGGTTTTTTGTATCTTTTACCGTTACCTCTTCTAAGTAAGCAGCGATTTTATCCCTGACGCTTTCCGGTATATCATCCGCAAAATTACTATTAAAGGTAGCATCTGCAGGTGCTAATTCTTCCGCCTCGTTATCTATACGTGATAAGATTTGATCTTCTAAAGGTAAAATCGGGTCGTCTGTTGCTTCAAAAGACTCTAATTCTTGTGGCAAAATGCCCCTATCTTCTTCCAGTGGGAGTTCTTCGGTATTGTTATAAGGTTCTGGAACAATTGGTAATCTTTGAGTCAAATTTATAGATTCAGGCTCAAGGTTCTCGGTAACGGATAAATCGGGGATAACCTTATCCCTTTTCTTCCTTCTTCCCCTCATGCTATCTAATCTTGCCTCTTTCAAGGCTCTACTTCCTACTGCCATTAGTATAATTTCTTGCGTTTAGTAACGATCTCATCTTCCTTAACATCACTTGTATGAATTAAAGTATCAAAGTCTCGGAGGTATAAAATTGTTTGCGTCATCGAATCAACCAAGTCCTTTGATTCCCCATTTGGAAAAGTTATCACTGTTTCTAAAAACTC